GAGCTTGGAAAGAGCGTGCGGTCTGAGTTCCCTCTTGCCAAAATCTAGAGTGTCTTCATCGCCGGTTGCGAGTTCAGATACCCAGTCGGCGTCGGAGAAATCCGTGTCAAGCTTCGGGACTCCGAGACTGGCTGCCTTTGCAAGGGAAAACTTTCTAGCCAGACCTCTTACGAAGACGGTATTGTCAACAGCCTTCAACATTTCAGAGACAAAAAGCTGTGGAGCCACAAGATACCCGCCGCCTTCTGGATCGTCGGCCTGCATGGCCCTAACTTCTTTCTCCGTCAGCGTGTTGATACCGCTCCTGAGAAACTTTTCAAAGCTCTTCCTGTATTCCTCGGTCGCTCTCGGATTCTTTCTGGGCTCTGGTTCGGTAGGCTGGGGCGGTACTACGGTTGGTTCGGGAACTTTGAGAGCCTCTTCCATTTTTCTGAGGTTTTCTTCCCTCTCAATCTTCGTTCCCCAAGAGTCCACTTCTTTCATCATTTCTTCGTACTTTGCCGTTTCCTCGCCCGTGAGTTCCCTCTTCTCCTTCTCGGCTGTATCAAGGAGCTTTCGGGCTTCCTTTACGAGGGCGGCTCTCTTCTGTTTCATTTCGAGAATTTCCATCTCAATTGCCTCCTTCTATTGTTTTTTCGAGTAGTTCCAACTTCTTTTTTTGAATTGATAGACGCGCCGTCGTGGTTGGCCCCGGTTTCGCACCGTCGCCGGGGATGCGGTCTTTATTTGCATCTAGAATCGAACGCGCACTTACAGACGTCGCAGGATAAGCCGGGAAAGTCACGGGTGAAACATCAAACAGCTTCACCTTGACGAGTTCACGAATTACCTCGCCTCCTTCCTTCTTCCATTCATCTGTGTCCACCCAGAACCCGAACGAACTCTGCGAAACGTCGCCACGCTTGATCGACTCCGCAAGGTCTTTCGCCCACTGTGCGTCTGGAATGTCTATCTCGTAATGGAGCCCGTTGGAATCCTCTTCCAGTTTCAACGTCCCGGCCCTATTCCTGCCCAATACATGATTCGGATCATGATTCCACAGTGCGCGGACGTCATCACTTTCAATTGTCTCTGCGAAAGCCCCGGGTCGTATCTTTTCCCGAAAGCCTCCCAGATCCTCGCTCAGAGAATTAAAAACAGCGGCATAACCGCTGATCTTATTCTTCCCGTCTTTAGTCTCGAATCTGAATTCAGTCTGTATAGTCCTGATCTCTCTATCCATCTCACCACCTCATCCTGGCACTATTCCGCACACGCAGCCCTGATGCAACGGCGGGTGCCCTTTGTTGTTGTACACGGCCATCACTTTGCCTCCGACGTCAAAGTCGGTTCCGGCGTCTATGAAGTTCTTCTCGACTGAAACTACTTTCCCGTTGAGCTCCTGACAGAACGGGCATGGATCGTCACCCATTGTCACCCATCTTAGAACCGTCACGCCCAGAAGAACCCACGTGAACTTTGCGACTGCCGCAGCAAGCTCAATTGTTTCATCTTGAGCCTCTTTCTCTGGTCTCTTCTCTTCCCATTCGTCGAGCCTCATGATAATTGCCTCGCCGGGTTTCTCTTCTTGCTCTGCCAGTGCTACAAGCTGGCCTCTGGAAGAGCGAATATGCCGCTCGGCCATAGAATCGAGGTACTCGTTGTAGAACTTTTCGAGTTCTTCCTGGGAAGGGCTGCCACCGAGTTCTTCGGCCGCGACAGCGGATATCTGTTCGGCCAAACCATTAACCACGGGGCGCAGGGTCTTAAGCACGTAGTCTTTGAACTTTCCCGAGTAGAACTTCTCAATCTCGCTCACGAAGTCCGCGACGGTTCTCAGATTCTTCTCCACGAGGCGCGAAACATCATTCTTTTCTCGCCTAATTATCCGATCATAAGCGTCCCGATACGCCGGGAGCCACGACTTGGAGATTCTGTTTCTGTTTGCCACCGCCCGAACGTCTCTCTCTTCTGATCTGTGCTCATGATGTTTGTGAGAACCGGACTCTTGTGGCACCGGCTCCGTCGGATTCATCACCGCATCCACGGGGACCATATTCAACGGGACGAGGTATATCTCACCCTTGCCATCCGGCAGCGGGTTCATGTTTTCAGTCTCGCGGATATCGTCGGCGCTCATCCAGCCGTTGGATCTAGCGATCGCGTAGGCTTCGTACCTGGACTTCAGATCGCCTCTCAGAAGTCCATCGACCAGGAACTCCGCGAAGTATGCCCGGCGTTCCAGCGGTGTGAAGAGCTGGGTCAGGATGGCCTGCTCCCATCTCACCAACCACGGGCGGAGCGTGTGTTGAACGAACTCAAGCGACTGGTGCTCAATGTTCGAGAATGTTGCGCGTTCCAAGTCGCCTATCATGTGGGGAGGCACGCGGTAGAAACCGGCGATTTCGGCTTTCTGGAATTTCCTAGTCTCAAGAAATTGCCCTTCATTCGGTGTTATGCTCACCTTCTGGAACTTCATCCCTTCCTCCAGAAGTAGCACCCTGTACGCGTTGCCCAGCCCAGAATATGTCTTGTTGATCGATTCACGGAGGTTCTTCGAGCCCTGGTCCGTCAACTTACCCGGATGCTCGGCAATGCCTCCGACGTTCATCCCGTTCGCGTAGAAATTCGCCCCGAACTCCTCGGCTGCCAGGCCCAAACCTATCGCTTCCATCGCCATTTTTATAGGGGAATACCCCTTCAGACCGTCGTACCCGAGCCCTGGGATGTGAAGGACCTTGTCAACCGAGAGGGTTATTTCTTTCCCCGCCACCGTTGTAACATAGTATTTCCTATCGCCCTCGATGTGCGGCTGTGTACGGTCGGGCAGCATTGGCCACAGAGCGATGACGTCGCCGCCGTTGTTTCTTTGAATCTCACAATAGGCGTTCCCGTAAGTCAAGAGATGGTTCTGCAAAGTCTCCCTGAGAACAAACGAGGTCATGTAAGGATTCGCCAGATCGTGCAGCACGGAGTAAAGCGGATGATCTTTCGCCCGGGTCTTGCCCCGATCTAGTCTTTCGTAAACTATGAGCGGCAAAGAGGCGATAGACTCGGAAATGACCTTGACACAGGCATAGACAGTCGTGTAGTACATTGCCGTCGTCTCGTTCACGGTCACGCCGGTCTTCGAGCTTCTCGCACCGAAAAGCTCCGCGAGCCATTTTGTCGGATTGGTTATGTTGCTTCTCTTGAACCATTTCAAGAAAGGAATCTGCACGCTGCATCACCTCTCAGAAAGACAGAATGCCGCGTTCTTCGTACATAGACGGGCCCTCTTGGTTTCTGATAGCTCCGTCCAGTGCCATAATCGTGGCTACTATTCCGTCGATCTTTTCTGTGGATTTTGATTTATCCGGCTTCACATTCCCGGCCGGATCTTCTTTCACAACGACATTGTCGGCCATCCATCGCAAAACCGGATGCCCGCCGTGGTGTAGTTTCTTTGAAAGTATTAGATTCAAAAATTCTTTTGTTGGAGCGTTCATTGACGCAAATCCCTGGCCGAATCCCACGACCGTGAAACCGACGTCTTCAAGGTCCTGCACAAGCTGAATCGCCCCCCAGCGGTCGAAAGCTATCAACCTGATGTCGTATTGCTCGGCTAATTCTTGAATTTTCTGCTCAATTGCCGCATAATGGATGACATTTCCCGAAGTGGCTTCAATGTGTCCATCTCTGGCCCACACGTCGTAGGGTACTTTATCCCTGTTTACCCTGTCCCTCATGTTTTCTTCTGGTATCCAGAAGTAAGGAAGTACTTTGAATGAGCCGTCTTCCATCGGAAAGACAAGAGAAAACGCCGCGATATCCGTCGTGGACGCGAGATCTAAACCGCCATAACAGACTCTTCCACGCAGGGATTCCGGATCGACCTCTCCGGCCGAGGCATCCCATTTGCTCATTTGAAGCCATCGAGTCTCCTGAGCCGTCCAGATATTCAGATACAGTCTCTTGAATGTATTCTCAAGAGAGGGGACGGCCTGGGCCTTCTTGCACATCGCCTGGAGCTCCTCGATCTTTCGGAACTGCCCAAGTGCAGGGTTGGCTTTGTACCACACTTTCTCGTTCGCCCAGTCGTCGATCTCGTCGGCTTCATAAATGACCGGATAGAACGAAGGGTCATCAACTATTCCTTCTTTGACCTTCTTCGCGTAGTTGTACACCTCGCCGCAAATCGAATGTTGCTTGTCAAAGCCAGCCGTGGAAATAGAAATAATCATTGGCTCATCTCTCGTGCCTGTGCTGGTTGTAAGAACGTCGTAGAGTTCGCGGTTAGGCTGGGTGTGAAGCTCGTCGATGATGACGGTCGAAGCGTTGTACCCGTGAGCGCTCGCGGCCTCGGCAGGGATGGCACGATAGAACGAATTGTTGCGGTAGTTCACGATTCGCTTCTGGGTCTCGATTACCTTCGAGCGCTTTCTTAGCTCTGGAACCTGCCGGACCATGTCGCGAGCGACGTTAAAAATGAGCGAGGCTTGTTCGCGGTCCGCGGCGGCTGAGTAGATTTCCCCACCGGGGCAACCGTCTGCGAATAGGTGGTATAGCGCAAGAGCAGCAGCAAGCTCCGACTTGCCATTCTTCCTGGGTAGAAATAAGAACGCTTGCCTATATTGTCTAAGCCCGCTCTCGTTCACGGTGCCGTAGAGTTCAACAAGAATCTTCTTCTGCCAGTCGTGGAGGATAAACGGTTTGCCGTACCAGGGGGATTTTGTGTGTTTTAACTGGGCAATGAA